CGACTGCTTGCTGGCGCTTGGATTGGAAGCCCGGCCCTGTGTCCATCACCACATCATATTCACCCACAGTCACATCATTCAAAACCTCATTAACTTCGTTCTTTTCATTAATGGTGGTCATGTCTGGCTGACCGTCTGAACCAATGATCCGCATCACTCGCTGGGTGTCATAAATCTTGGGTATCAAGTCCAACAGGATTTTGCCTGTATGCCTGATTGATCGGGTCATGTTGTCATAAAAGTGGAAATTGCTTAAATCAGTCTGGTTTTGCTGACCTTGTAGGGCTTTCCCTGATATGTTGCCACTTGGTAACTGGTTGGGATCAAGTATGCCCAGCACCATCTGCAAGTCAGCGGAAATAGCGCCAGCGGCTTCCATAATGCCAGCAGGCGGTGGTTCTGGTTGCAAACGGGTTGGCACTGGGGCTGGTACGCCCTCAATGTCTTTCTGCTTGTACCGCAGGACAGGGCTAGATTTGATGTTAGCCAGCGCCCATTCGTTTTCGTGACCCTCGTCTTGACCCTCTGCCAAAAGCCATTTGGCCTTTGGTGCAAGGGCAACCGATTCGGTCATGGACGTGCGCCAGAAGTTATACATACGCTGTGGGTCTTTGGCAAACCGCACCAACCCGTACTTCTTGCGCTTATCGTCAACGATAACCTGTGCGCCATAGCAAGGCACAACAGGGATGTATTTGCCAGCCCATGTCTTTTCTTCCAAGATTTCTAAGGCGGTCATCTTGACCCACTTCACCGCCTTGCGGAAGCTGTCGCGTTCATCAACCACGGTCAAGCCAGCGGCTTCAACCCGTTCAAAGAATCGGTCAGAGTCAGCAAATTGGCGTGTGCCATCACTCAGCAAATACAACTTGGCACGTTCGCGTTCAATATAAAAGAATTCAGCAATGCGGATGTCTTCTTTGGTAATCCAGCTTGCAGTATCGTCACCCGTAGAACGCTGGGTAAAGTTAGCCCCATCATCAGCGCCGGGGTAGTAATCCTTGAAAACCTTTTTATCCAGAACCGTGGTAATCAGGCAACGTTCAGCGTCTGACCCATCAGGCAGGATTGAATTGGGGTCAAAGTACACGGTGAACGGGTTGTCAATCGTGTCGATGTAGATTTCTTGGTCAAATGAATCTTCGCTGACATAGCGTGTATTGATGCGCCAATAGCCCCAACCCATCCGCACAGCGTAATCAAAGGCGGTATCGTAAGCAGTATCAGCGTTTGAATTGACTTCAATATGGCGTGTCATGCCCTCAATGACTTGGGCAATCTTGTAATCAGCCAAGTTATTCACAGGATGCACTTTAATGCGTGGGCGCTGCATCCGCTGTTGGTTGGTTACCTGTCGCACATAGGCATCAATCTTGTTGATGGTCAGGCATGGTCGTGCTTCCACGTTTCTGCTGTTTTGAATCTCAACAGGCCATTGGTCGCCAGCAGCAAACTTAATGTCTTGCAATGCTTCGGCACGGTTGGTTGAATCTGCGTCATTGACCAACCGCCAAAACTCTATGGCTTTGTTAATTCTGTTGTCTTTGCCTGCTGCGTCTTGGTATGCCATATTTGCCCCTTTTGGGAATTATCCCATCCAACCGCCAGCCATTGCAACCTGTGCCTTTGGCTTGCGCTTTGGTGTGTCTTGAATCATCAGGGCAATGTAGCGAAATGCGTCTGCCCCGTGCGAATAATGGTCGTGCAATGGGTTGCGGCTGAATTGCCCTGTGTCTGGATCAACTTCATATCGGTAGTGGCGCAAACAGTTAATGCCCTCTGCTGCGTGTTCACGGTCGAACCAACAGCTTGGGAATATTGTTCTGGCTGCGTTAATTGAATCCAAAATTGGCACTTTAGGCAGAATCCGCGTCTTATAGCCTGCCGCCCTCACAATGTCATCAATAGAACGCCCAGCCGCTGCCAGTGTCTGGTTCTCAGCGTCATGGGGTAACCAAACAGTGTCGTATACATAACCAAAGGTCTGCATAGTTGCTAAGTAATGCGTCATAGTTTTCTGGCTGTCTTCAATGTACCGAATCAGGCGTGTTTCCATGCCCACAAACTGCAAGAACCAGATTGATGTGCTATCAGACCAGCCAAGGTCAAATATTGCGTGGACGGGTTTTGTTGCGTCATAAGGCACACGGGTTAGCCTGCCCTCAATTTCTGCTTGCTGTAGTTCCTTGGCAAAGATAGCCCCATCGACTGATTGGCGGCATAAGCCCTCCCAGACTTGGTTATAGGCTTCTTGGTCGCGGTGCTTTAGCGCATCCTTTTCCAACCGCTGGGTTTCAGGAAACCAAGGGTTGTCTGACCAGTTGATCTTGATCTGGATGCAGTTATCAGGCGGGTTCACCACAAAGCGCTGGTAGGTTTCATCTGTTTCTAGTTCAGGATTAAACGAAATCCATATCTCGCTGCCCTGCTTTCGGATGGTAGGGATTAGCACGTTCCAGCTTAATCGGCTGGTTGTCTGGGCTTCTTCCACCCAACAAATGTCCACACCCTCATAAGATTTGATGTTGGCAATGTTGTTCTTCAGGCCAGCAAACGCAAACTCTGTGCCGTTCTTGCCCCTGATGCTGTTCTGGGTGATTTCATAGAAACCCAACAGGCCAAGGGATTCAATCTGGTCGCACAACAGCTTGTGTACTGAATCCTTGATGCTGGTCTGGAATTCCCGCGCACACAATATGCGTAGTGGGTCTTTAGCGCCTTTGATCAGCAATGCCCTAGCGATGCCCCATGACTTAGCGCCACCCCTGCCGCCATAGGCCACCTTGTAGCGTGATGGCTTGAACAAGCCTTGCAGCTTAATTGGGAATTCAGCATTGGCAATAACGCGGTCAACATCACTCATTTGGCTTTACAAAAGTAACTTGAATGCCTGTTAATTCTTTGCCATCAGCGCCCGTCATTTCATTACGCACGGTTTCAGACCACCGCATTTGGCTTTTTGTCCACCAAATCAGGCTGGTTGTGTCGCCGCCCACCGCCTTGCTGTACAGGGTTTTAGCAATCTGCCCGTTGGCTTTTGCCTTGCCCATGTCCAGTTCGTGGCGGTAATACTTCCGCAAAGTCTTGTCATCTATGCCCACCAACACCGCTATGGATTCATGCGGCAAGCCTAACCCACTGCTGGATTCAACCAGTTTGCGGGATTCTGCCGTAGGTTCGTGCGGCTCTTGTGGAATTAGTGGCATCTTTTATAAAGGGGAACTGGTTATTATTTAAACAGTTTCGGTTACTTCTGTCAACAGTACAGCTTTCTTGCCTGTAAAGTCTTCCCACCGCTTTACTATTACATCGCAATACTTGGGGTCTAACTCCATCAGTCTGGCATGGCGGTTTTGCTTTTCACACGCAATCAATGTGCTACCGCTACCCCCAAAATAATCCAACACAATGTTGTTTACCTTGGTGCTGTTTTTGATTGCACGTTCACTTAACGCTGTTGGCTTTTGTGTAGGGTGGACATATTTGGTGTCTTTGGCAATGTTCCACAAATCAGATTCGTTTTTAATGCTTGGGTCAATTAGGCCATCAAACATAATGAATTCATGCTGATGCCTGTACCCACGGCCTAAACCAAACACATTTTTTGCCCAAACAATGCAGGCTTTTGGCTTTAATGCTGTTTGCAAAATGCCATAAAACGCCCAATTGCAGCAAATGTAATAGCTGTTTGGTCTAAATGCCTCAAAGGTTTGCAGCCAATCTTTTATAAATTCTGCAAATTGATCTTCTGGCAAATCGTCATTTTTAATTACATCAAACTTGCCGCTTCTACCGTTAAATGCAACGTTGTAAGGCGGGTCAGTAAATACCATGTCCGCACGTTGTCCCATTAACAATTCTTGTACCGCATTTACACTGGTGCTGTCGCCACACATTAGTCTGTGATTACCTAACTGGTAAATGTCGCCCAGCTTAGTAGTTGGCTCATCAGGCAGAGCAGGAACAGCGTCCTCATCCGTTAATCCTTCAACCACTTCTGGCTCAAGCAGTGCGTCCAGTTCTTTGGGGTCAAAGCCCAACAATTCCAACGCAAACCCATCTGCTAGCAAGTCGTTAAGCTCAATGGTCAGCATTTCATTGTCCCAGCCAGCGTTAAGAGCTAGCCTGTTGTCGGCAATGATGTAGGCTTTCTTTTGGGTTTCGGTTAGGTCAGCCAGCTCAATGGTTGGCACGTCCTTGTAGCCCAACTTACGCGCAGCCATGAGGCGACCATGCCCAGCAATGATGCCGTTGCTACCGTCCACCAGTATTGGGTTAGTCCAGCCAAATTCCTTAATGCTTGCCGCTATTTGTGCCACTTGTTCATCGCTGTGGGTGCGGCTGTTTTTTACATAAGGGATTAGTTCTGTAACTTTCTTTTGGGTGATTTTCACTTTTTAGGCTTTGCTTTTTTGTCTTTCTCAGCTTCACGTTTAACCGAATAGCCAATGGCAACCGCCTGCTTTACAGGCTTGCCAGCTTCTATTTCAGCCTTGATGTTCGCTTTCAACGCCTTGGGTGTCATTGACTTGATCAGCGGCATTTGGTTTCTCCAATTCGTTTAACCAATATTGACAGTCCTGAATTGCCCCGCCAATCGCATGGAGGTTTAGTTCCAATTGTTTGGCTTGGGCAGTCAAAATTTCAATCCTTGCTTTGATTTGATCTGTTGTCATGTTCTTCTAACTTTTGCTTTAACTCGGTGTTTTCCCTAAAAAGGGCAGCGGCCTGCGCCATCGCATTGTCCCGCTGGCTTTCTAGCATCTCAACCAAAAGTTGAATTTCGGGGTCGGGATGCTTTAACATTTATGCCGCGCTTGAACACATGATGAAGTAAGGCGTACCATCTGAAGCTACAACTCTTAAAGTCTTAGCAATAGTAGCCG